GCTCTACTCTGAGCTAATTTTGTTTTTACTGTAATAACACACAGTTTCCATTTCTTTGTGGGGAAGGGTGATTTCGAGTCACCAATCAACTGTTTTACTGACAATCTGCTGTAACCATTTTTCTGTAAACACGATCAGTTCTCCAGTAAGGAGTAATACGATAGTATTTTTGAATTTTTATTCGCATACTTCCCCGTTTTAATTTCAATCTTTTTAAAGAACACTTGTCCTAAGACGATGCAAACATACAAAACATAAATTTAATATGCAAGTATTTTCCAAAATATTTTTAAAAAAAATTATTTATAACGCATTCTTTTCAAAAATCCCATTCCTTTAAACCCTGCAATTTCCTGTTCTAGTTTTAAAATTAACGCATCTTTTTGTGCAATAACTTTATCTTTATCAGCAAGTTGTTTTGTTTTCAAATCACGTTCAGCTAAAAGTTCCTTTGTTTTCAAATCACGTTCAGCTAAAAGTTCATCAGTTTTTAAACCACGTTCACCTGAAAGTTCTACTGCTTTTTCTACTCTTTCTGTTGATATTGCTTTTTCAATTTCAGGAGATTCTATTTTTTCATTTACTTTTTTCATTTTTTTATTGGTTTTTATATAAATACTAAAAATAACAATAAAATTTGAAGATAGAAATATAAATACGTAATAAAAATTAAAAAGTTACAAATTTTTATAAAATAATTATTTTTTATTAAAAATGTCTTGATGTTTTTCAATTAATTTTAACTTCTCATGCAATCCCATATGCTCAACTGGTGGCGCATCTGGATTTTTTAATTCTCTTTCAATTTCTTCAACTTGTTCTTTATTTAATATTGCTTTTGGAGGCGAATATGAAGGATTATTTTTGTTAATTTCATCATATTTCTGCACAATTCCTTGCACATTTGTTTCCTTTGGTGGAGAAACATCTTCAAATTTTACCTCTTTTTCAGTTACATTTACAGTGTTTGTATCTCCAGTCCATTCAAATACTGGCTTTCCAAATGTTGTTACAATTGTACCCCAAGGTTGTTTTAATTCCTCAGTTACACCCTCACTTACACCATCGTTTACACCCTCACTTACACCATCATTTTCAGTTTTTATTTCCACATTACCTTCTATTTCAATAAGTCCCTCAGTTTTCTTTGTTTCAGTAATTGCTTCTTTTGCAATATCATATATCTGTTTTATTTCAGTTTCAGATAAATCAGTTCTGGTTGTTTCAATATGCATATTTTCAATTTTTTGACCATCGGTCTTTGGAATAAATTGTTCAAGATCAACAGGTTCATCATTTAATTTTATATTATCATTTATATCTGGATTTGTAATTTGACTTAAAAGACTTTCTTCACGTTTACTAAGTGCAGTCTGTAATCTTAATTCAGATGATTTTTCTTGTATTTCAATTATGGTTTTATCCAGTTTATTAATATCTTCAGTGTCATGATGTTTCACTCCTTTAGCTTGTAAAGGATATTTAGGGTCTTCAATTCTAATTTCCAATGTATCATTATTAAATACGCAATCATTAAATGCCTGACCATCTTTTGCAAATCTTGCTTTAATTATTCGAATATTAGCTAAACTTGCTTCTGCTTGATCTCTTGTTTTGGCAACACTCATAAAAAAATGTGCTTTTTGTATTCTTTTTATACTACCACCTGTTTGATATGCTTCAACATATTCAGCATTAAAACCACTGCGATTGGTTTGTATTGCAGTCCATGCAGGTATATCAAAATCAGATGCGAGTGCTTCAAAAGATTTTATAATTACAAGTTCGGCTTCATTTCTGTCGGGAGATTTTTTGTGTGATTCAAGACAGTCCAAATAGTCAAGCACTAATATGTCAAATTTAATGCCGTATTTTTTTTCATAACCAATCATCCAGTTACGAATATCCATCATGGTAGTGTTCTCCTGACTGAACTTTTTAATGACAAGGTTGCCCTTGCCTTTCATTTTAACGGCTTTCTCGTGTGCAATTCTATTAACTATAACGTTTTGTTCTTCCTCATCAATTTTACTTAATGGAACTTTTGACCATATTGTAAAATGTTTACGTTGAATTTGTTCAATTGTATCCTCAAATACTATTTGGGCAACATTTTTCTGGTCTTCATATGCTGTATTGGCAATTACTGTAAGCAATGTTGTCTTTCCAACTCCACTTGGCGTTAATATTACCCCAATTTCTTGTTTACCCAAACCACCACCAGTAAGTATATCGATAGCACCTACACCAGTTGCAATTGTTTGTCTGAATTCTTTTCTCAATGCATGATCAATATTATCAAACACATCAGTCCCATAGTCTTCTTCATCGCCAATATGTGAAATTTTTTGAATTTTATCTTGAATATCGCTGTTGAAGAATTTGCTTCTTATTTCACCATTTTTTGTTTTGGTGAGTATATATTCTCCAACTTTTCTATATTCCTGTTGTTTAATGAATTCTCTTGTTTGTTTTTGAATAATATCGCCATCGTATAATAATTGCTTATTAATAATTCTTTCATTCCATAGTTCAATACGTTTAATTACAGCAAATAGTGATTCTTCTTCAATAATATTATTTGGTGTTTTATATTTGTTAATTGCCTGTAATATACTTTGATTTTGAAGATTTGGTACTTTTCCGTTTTCTTTAAAATATTCAAGAATTATTATGAATAATCTTTTGAGATTTGGGTCATCAAAATATTCGATTGCTAAATTAGATATTGTTTTTTCTGCAAACTCTGGTTCAACAAGTAATTGCCACATTAAACGTTGCTGAAATTCAGGACCTAAGTAAGAGGTCAGGGTATTTTCTGTATTTTCACTCATCTGAAATATTTGTTAAAGGAAGGCAGTTGTTGGAGAAAAACAAAAGATAATAATAACTAACAAATGAAAAATAAAAACAAAAAATTTCCAACAACTGCCCATATAATTATAAAACTTAAGTTCGCTTAAGTCTTCTTAGCATTTCCTCTCTTTTCGAAGGGGAAAGTTCTCTGATTTGTGTAATTGACAAACCTTTCATATTAATCAAATCATAATCATCCCACATGTTCTTTTCATCGCTATTTAAGATTTTTGACTTAATGGTATTAGTAACATATACAACTTCATCAATTAAATCAACTGACCATCTTGCAACAGGATTAAAACCATCAACATAAAATGTTCTTTCAACAATTGGTTTATCGTTAATGTAAAATCCGATTTTACATTCAACACCACGAATCGTCTTTTCTTCTTGCTCAATGGATATTTGTTGAACAACGGGTTGCGGATTATAACGCATGCCTTCTCTATGTTCTTTTGGATATAGATTTATCATCTTTTGATTATATTGATACAAATCTCCATATACTTCACCATCTTCAATAACTGTGTTGTAACTCCTTCTTGATAATACCTTCTGTAATCTGGTAATTGATCTTGGCAAAATGTCTCTGATATCAATTGAATACCTTGTGAAAGGATTAAATTGATCTGCATCAAATACTTTTTCACACAATAAAACATTTTCCTGATACAGTGAAAACCTGAATAAATTACTATGCTCTTTTTCGTTCATTTTATAAATTTTTAATTGTTAATAAACTATATACAAATGTATTTAGAATCTTTCTAAATAGGAAGGGTTTTTAAAAACTATTTTTTATTAGGACTATATTTTTTATATAAATCTCTTTCACACATGATTACAGTATAGAATGGTTCTACATATTGAACAAATGTGCTACCATAAACCGTTAGAAATTCATCCTCTTTCATCATTTTTATCAAATTTTTGCTACCTCTGTCATCAAATGATAGCGGAGAATCAATATTATCCAGTTCTACATTTACTTCATCATTGATCAACGGTTCTCTCAAATTAACCAATTGAAAATTCATTTTTAACCTGTCAATATTATTCAATAAATTAACAAGTGATTTCAGTGGTTTCTTTTTATTTAAAATTCTTTCCTGATTAATTTTATCCGCCTTTTTACAAATTTCTCTCACCGTTAGATGTTTAAATTTCAGTTCTGGAAAATATTTTAAAAGAGTATCTTCACCCATACCTTCAATACCATCAATATTGTCAGAAGTATCACCACATATTATTTTTAATATTAATGCATTTGAATAATGATGATTGAAATACATCATATAATTCATTTTAGTTACTGGCTTTTCAATATTTGGAAATATAATAGTTAGATTCAAATCCAGTAATTGTGCAAAATCCCTATCATTTGAATAAAGAAAAATTTCTTCTTTGTTATTATATTTCAAACAATATGAAGCAATTATATCATCTGCTTCAATGTCCTGTATTTCAATTTGTCTTAAAAACAATTCTTCTGCATATGCTTTTATGCTCTGTCTTTGTTTGAGAATTGAGTCCTCTTTTTCTTTTTCTCTCTTAATGTCCCTGTCGCTTAATTCAATTTTTTTATACCATTCTTTGTTTTTACGATTAGCTTTATATTTATTATCAATACGATAACGCTGAACGCCACCACCTTCACCATCCCACACAAGAACCGCTTTATTAATCATATGTTCTTTAATCATTTTACGAACAGTGGTTAAAAAACTATAAAGTGCTCCAATATGTCCATATGATTGTGTATAAGTATCCTTTGCGCCATGATATGAACGTTGTAAAAGATAAGAAGCATCAACCAATAAAGTTCTGGTTTTCATTATATAACTTCAGGTTCTGGTAATTCTGGACTTTTTTCAATTATTTCATCCTCAAATGAAATTTTGCCATTTGCATCAATATTTTTTGTTGATAATGTAAGTTCATCAGCATTAATTGTATCGTCTTCAAATAAATTACGAAAATAAAGTATGTGTTTCTTTTTAAATTCATCAATATCATCGGGATTTACAAACCCAAGTGGAGTCGATATGATAGTACCTTGCATTGAAATACCCCCAAGCGGACCGTCAACGTGATTCTTAGCAACACTAATTTTAGTTTCAATACCATAACTAACAGTACGTTTTTTACTATCAGCAGTTGCAGCTTTTGTTCCATGTGTTATAATACCACCAAAATGATATATAAGTCTTGCACCAAGATTCCATGTTTCACCACCTTTATGTTTAACCACACCTTTATTCATGTTATCAATCCAAATTTTTTGAGTTGCAACAACTGTATTGGTGTATTGTTTGTTGATTTTTCTACTGCTTGGTATTGTGTTATTTAACAAATACATAAATGCTTTTTCATATGCACCAGCATTCCACATATTGTTTTGACTATCATCCTTTACTTGTGCATTGATTGTTTGAATGCAATTTAATGTACCTATTGAATCAATTGCAAATAATAAATCAAATGGTAATTCACCGTTTGCTTGCATGTCAAGAAAATAATAAAAACATTTTGCAAGGTCTTCAATAGCAGCTTCTTTTCTGTCTTTATCTTGTACTTTACCAAATTTTTGAAGTAAAAAGTCGTTGTCAACTCTGATATAATTATCAAAATCAAAACCTAATTCAGTTAATCTGTAACTGCCTTTTCCCATATTATTTTCAGTATCAATAAGAATTGGTAAAATGCCCATTTTTTGTGTTTCAACAAGTACTTCACAAATTGCTGTTGATTTACCTGTATTTGTATGCCCACGTACTTGATTAACATAACCTTTAGCAAAACCGGGTAGTCCACATGCTTTCTTGAAACCTGCAGACATTGGTATCCAAATTAATGGTTTATCTGGAACGTCATCAACTCCTACTTTTTTCTTAAAATTATCGAGTGAGAAATTTTTCTTGGGTATTGGTTTACGTACCTTGTCATTTGAAGGTACTTCTTCTGCTTTTGCTGCCATATTCTAAAATTTTAATAAGATAATAAAGGGGAAACTTTTACATTTCCCCTTCATGAAATTTTAATTTAATTAATAATCAATTACGTCCTAAAAAGGCAAGTCATCATAATTCTTGTCAGGTTCAGGTTCGTCTTCGCCAGTTACATTCGTTTCTGGTGTTGCTACAGGTGCATTATTTAAGACTTGATTTCCTACATTTACTGCATCATCCTCATATGTACCAACTTTGTCAGCAGTTATGTTACTAACGGTAACACGTGGATATTCATCGTCAATTAAATCAGATGCCTGTTCGAATGCTGCATCTTCATCAGCATCAAGATTACGATTACGAGTATTGGCTTGTTCCTCTAAGTCTGGACGACCCGGGAAAACCCAGTGTTTGTTGGCTGAATCACTGTCATCCCAATAAGGATTTGTGCCAGCTACACACATTTCAAGAAACTCATACGGTGTAATGTTTGGTGCTTTCTTTGGAAGAAAGACCTCTCTCCATGTAATATTATCTTCAAGCCATGATTGCATAACAAGTGCATCGCCACTAAGCGGTGATTTACCACGGGCACTGATTGCAGATATTTGCTTGTAAACACGACCATTGAATTCACTATCAGCCATTGTAATACTTAAGTCAGTTCCAGATTTTGGGTCTGCAAAGTCTACCTGATTCATATCCGTATATTCTTGTAATATAGGAAGTAATTTATCAAGTGTACCTTGATTTTTGAAATTGTGTTTAAATCTCCAAAATTTAACACCATCTTTTTCTTTGCCTTTATCAATTCCACGAATAATGTAGAATTTTTTTGCTTCCCATTTATTGGCTTCAGTGAAAATTACTTTGTTTTTTTCGTAAATAATTAATTCACTTGCATTTAAAGTTTCTTTCTTTCTGCCTTTTAATGCGGGATTTTGTTGTGCAAGCAATTTTTTTGCTTTAATACATAAAGGACATGGAGCAGGAATCATGATCTTTTGACCATTATTATCTAATGCTGGCTGTCCACTCTGATCGAGTTTTGGAACTTTAATGTCATTATGCGCTGGGCAATAAACAACAGTTCCGTGCTTTTTCTTCCCACCAGAAGTGTTAGTAGTTATAACATGAAAGAATGCTTCTTCAATGTGTTTTTTACCATGTTTGGGAGGGAGGATTCTAAAAATCTCTTTGATGCTTCTCGGAACGAAATACTTCGCTAAGATTTCTTCACTTGTTTTGCGTCTTGTTTGTTTCTGTTTGTTTTGATAATCAGAGAACATTTTTTTCAAATCTGACAAATTACCACCTTGTGGGTTTGTCGTTTCATTTTGGTTTTCCATTTTAATTTAATTTACAGTAAAGTTATTTTTCAATTATAAAAATTGTGCTACAAATATAGCCTACATTTATGATAAATACAAGACTTTTTTTATTTAGTCTAAATAAAAATAAGAAAAATTACAATATTTAATAAAATTTTACGGTTTTATATTTCCGTCAGAGATAACAGTAAATGAAAGTGTTTGTTTATTCTCATAATAGTCACCATTTTTCATTCTAATTTGCAGAAAATAATCCTGTGGAATCAACCACGAAGTGTCAAGATTGAATTCATATCCTGTATTTGTTCGACTCACTGGAGTAAATGGTATTAAATCAAGTTCATATTTCTTTCCTACCGTTGTAAATAATCTATATTCAATATCCAAAGGTAAGAAATTATTTTGATTTGCATAGAGTTCTTTGATAGTTAATTTAATTTTTTTTGTTACTCCTGCTCTAATGTTCTCTTTTTCACCAATTCCCCAAAAATAAAAAAAGTAATTTTCAAAATTAATCTGGTTAGAGTTATTAAATGCATAATATTTATCCTGTGATATAAGATAAAATTCGCTTTCATATTCAGTATTTCTGCCATTAATTGTTAACGACCATTTATCTTTGAATAAAACAGCATCTGGATAAGTACCCTGAGTTTCAGTTTTACCATTCCATTGTATTACCTTATATGTTATTTTATAAACACCTTTACTTACGTTAACAATTGAATTGCCTGTAAATCCTGTAAGTAAATTATCGTCCTGATCAAAAATTTCAACTTTGTTTACCGTTGCCGTATATGAAACATTGCCATTACCAACATTTAAATATAAATATAAGTCGTTATCTTTATTTAAATAAAAATAATTTCTATCATCTGTTATTGTATCATCAATTGTTGTTTCAATATATGGCTCATAATAAGTATTAGTATGTTTTGCAAAAAATGCAACTGCTTGCCTAAGTTCAGGGTCGAGTGCTTCAAAGTTATCTGCAAATTTAATTCCAATACCAAAAGAACTGCCAGTATATGCTGAAGTTCCAGTATAGCCACTAAATAACCTTTGATTTATATAATCAGTAACGTCAATATCAATATCTTCGTCACCCTTTTCGAAATGCAACGATTTACCTATTATTTGAGTTATGCCACTAACATATGCACCAACATTAGTCCAACCACTTGTTGTTGTTCTGGCAGTCCAGTTAGATGCTTCTGGAATTGAAATAGGGTCTACAACATCAACAAAGGGAATATTATGATTATCATAAATAAATTCATAACTACTACCTTCGTCCCAATCCTGATCAACATTAAATAAATTAAGATCAAAACTACTTGCCCTGTTAATACTTGGAAGATATGATTTTTTACCAAGACGTTCTGGTGCATATCTAATCGTATTGGTCATGTGCAGCACATGTTTTGTAATTCTCTTAGGATTTATTGAACCATCAGCAATTTTGGCACGTATGTTATCAAAATCAATGTCAAAAATAAATCTGGTTAATTCTTTATCGATTGTACCATATGATACCTCCATTACGGGGTTTTGCGAATTGTTCGTAAGATTACTACTTATCAGTGTATTGTTCTTTGAAAAATATGATCTAAATATTGACATACTCTTTTTCTATATAAATACCGCATAAACAAAAAAGACTACACTTGGTAGTCTTTTTATTGTTGATTATTTACAATTATTACAGTATCTTCTTCAGATTGTTATTTATTAAAATCTGCACAGCTTCTTTTTTTGTCATTCCAGTAGGAATATTTCTGTTCTTTTTAATTTTCTTTGATTCATCAAGTTCATCTTCTTTTTTCTTTAGTTCTTCAGGTTTTTCTTCTTCTGGAGTTTCAGGTTCTTCTATAGGTGTTTCTTCAGTTTCATCATCACCTTCAATTTCATCACCTACGTTATGAGGTTTAAATCCAAGTAAAATATCTTCTTTGTTTTTTTCATCACCATTAGCGTCTGCAGCAGCATTTGCCTGTGCTGAATCTTCTGGTGTTTCTTCACTTGTATAATACTCTGGGTCTTCTGTAAGATGATCAATAGCAATTTCTAATGCATACATCGGGTCATCGCTATGCTCCATTTCAACTCTCATACCCATTAATATTTGTTCTGGGTCAAATTCACTTGCTGATTTTCCATCACCATCGCCACCGGGTATCACTTCACCAGTTTCTTCTTTATCCTGTGCAATTTGATCAATTTCATCACTTTCTGGTTCATGTGACATGCCACCCATTTGTGAAATATTTGGGTCTAAGCCATGAACTGGTTCATCATCACCTGCTTCAACATCATTTTCAGTACCCGTTTCTATTTCTGGATTAACATCATTAGTTGTATCTGGATTAACGTCATCTTCACCACCTTGTAATCCCTGACGTTCTTTATTCATGAATTCAGTATCTGCAACTTGATCATCATCAGTTTTTGGTTCATTTACTTTTTCATCCATATCAGCACCAAATTTTGTATCATATGGTACTGCTGTACGATTAAATTCTTTATGTATATCGGATTGTGCTATTTTTTCTGCTCTTTTATCTACTGGAGTGTTTGAATCAGGTGTTTCTTCATCATCATCCATATTTTCACTTAATTTAACACTAGTTTGTGGTTTTCTTTTTTTCTTTGGATAATATTCTTTCGGTTTAAATTTCTTCCCCATTTGATCTGGATAATCACCAGCTTTTACCTTTGTTTCTTCTTCGTTCAGACCTGAAGAATAGTTTTCAAATATCTCTAAACCAATTTGTTTAATTAATTTATTATATGCTTCTTTAGGCATATCATCTTTACTAAGTCCTTGTCTCGCCAATCCTCTGTCCACAACTTTTGCAGCATCTAAAATAATTTTTTCTTTTAATTCTGGTGATATAGTACTAATCATTTTTGTGGTGGTATCATTCATTCCAAGATTAACATCGTCTTCGTTTACAAACTTATCCAATTCAGGTGCTTTTACCCTTATTGCAGGATTTATTGGTTTTTCATCAACATATCCTTTACCTGTTTGCATTTTATCAAAACTGTATTTGCCAAATGGACTTAAATCAATTCTTCTAATTGCATCCTCATATAATTCATCTATAGCTGGTTCAGTTTCTTCAACGTCAATATATTCTTTAATTGCATCAAACAACTCATTTCCGTGTTGTGCATTAAATTGTTTTAATGCATTTTCATCCATTTCAACAGTATCTTCACCACTTGGGTCATCAAATGAAAAACCTGTCATTATTACTCTATCAACATTATAAACACCTTCCTGATCGTCAGCACTTGATAATGTTTTAAATGTAAAAGTTATGTTATTACCTTGTTTGTCTTTACAAACTAATTCAATAAAACTTTGTTCCCCTTCTCCTTGTGAATTGCTATGCACAATATTGAGTGTACCACTTTTTAATCCTTCAAATGCCATTTCAAGAACAGCTTCTGGATTATAGCTCTGTCCGAAACCTTCATTTAATTTAATTTTATTGACTCCCTGAAATATTTCAGCGAATCTTTCTTTACTACCTGTTGGTTTAAATACTTTCATGTCTTTATATTATTATTCAAAAATTATTGGGTTCTTTGCACCAAACTCTCTCATAAATACACCAGCAAGAGCATTTGCTTCATTTTCCATCTCGCTGCCAGTATCATTTGAATTTGATTCTAATTCTCCCTTTAAACGCTGCTTATGATGTGTTAATTCGTGTGCCAGTGTTCTTAAAACGTCTGCTAAGTTTCTGTTTACCGCAACTACTCTTAATTCATTTGTTTCTGGTGTGTATTTACCGAAAGAATGCATACCTGCAGCTTCTTTCTCATCATATGATACTGTAATTTTTGGTAAATCATCACCAAAACCAAGTTTTTTCTTTAAAAATTCAATAAATTCTTTGATAACCTCATTTTTTTTCTCTACTGGAAGAATACTTTCATTAAGATTATTAACTTTCCTCATCATTTCAAAGAGGCGTTCTGGTGTGCCGTATGATTTAAAAACCTTCATAATTAACTTTCTGGTTCTCTACCTCTTAAATATGGTGTTTCAGAATCATTATTTTTTTGACGAATCACTGGTGTTTCTTTATTCCAAATTTCAGCAGCTTTTGTTTTAAATGTATTAAAATCAAAATATTTTCTATTTTCAATTATTGGATATTGACCACCAATATTTGAAAACGTACCATTTATATTAATTAAACCAAAATTTTCAAGTTGCTGTAATTCTTCTAAACTTAACATACCATCATCATCAGTTAAATCATTAACAGTAAATGTTAAATCCTTTTCCGTACTTCTACTACCTGCTTTAATTATTCTTGTATTTACAAGTAATTCATTATGTAATTCTTGCCAGTCAATAGCGTTAAAATCACCAATACCTTTTGGAGCTTGTGGTGCTTTACCATAATCATCGTCATACCATTCTTTAAGATTAACATTGTTTACTTTTTCAAAAACTTCAAATAGTTTTCTTTTATCATCTTTTTTCATGTTAATCTATTTCGTTAAAACTATTTTGTACGTCAATTTTAGATTTTTGTGGAAGATCATCAAAATCAGCAACAAACGTGCCATCTGGTAATTCGTTAATACCTCTTTCATGTTCTTTTTCTCTTTGCTCTGTAAACCAGTTACCATTCCAGAAATCATTTAAGTTAAAGTAATAAGGATAACTTACATTCTTTTTACTCATAAGTTTTTCTGTATTTGTAGGTTCACGAACTTCTTCAACGTTTGCACTAAGAATTTTTGATTGTGCATTTAATGATTGAATGTTAGCATCCAAACTTTCTAATTTGTCATGAATACTTTTCATTGCTTCGATATTATTTTTAATAATATCATTTTGCAAAGTATCAACTTCTTGTGATTGGTCAGAAGCACCCATAGGGTCTGCACCAGTCATATCATCACCCATAGGATTTACTGGTGCGCCACCTTCTGGTGAGAGTTGATCATTACCGCCTGTTTTATCAAATTCAGGTACTGGTGCATCAACAGGAGCACCTGCTGGAGCACCGCCTTGTGGTGGTGCATCTGTATTTTGTGGCTGATCATTCGAAGGCGCAGGAGGTTCTTGACCTTCTGGTTTAGGAGCATCTTGCTGTTCCCCAGCTTCTCTCATGCTTAGTCCTTGACCCGTAGGCATTGGCTGACCATCCTTTGTAGCATATATACTGTCTGGAACAGCATCAAATTCTTCATTATCATTTACCAATGGACGATATTTGGGAGATTCGTTGATTTTATAATCAACACGATATTTAATCTTTCTTATATGCTCTGCTAAAAGATTATCCTTTTTTTCATTTTTCATTGTCGAATGAATATTAATACACTTCTCTCAATAATTGTTTGCCGTCTTTAGTAACAAGAATTTTATCTACTCTTTCGATTAAACCTTCACGTTCGTCAAGGACAACTTTCTTTGCATTGTCTTTTTTTGCCTTTTCTACTAATTCTTCTTCAGTTTCAGGAGTTTCGACAAAATTTTCAAGTGCTTTTTCTATTTTATTTTCCATAGTACTTATAAATATTTAATATAAATACTACGTTATATTCAATTTGACAATATAACTATTAGATATCTTTTGAGACGAGAAAAATTTGGAAGTATTTTATAATATGATAGATATGTGCTACCATCAGAGTCATTCAGATATTTTTTTGT